CTCCAGGAGACAAATTATCTCCAAATGGTTTAAGGGAAGACCCTTAAGCCCAGCTACCGGTATAACCGATAGCTGTACGACGCCGACCTTCGCGATCCTCACGGACAGCTAGGTCGTTACCAGTGCGTACTGTCTCAGGGAATAGCCATTGGGCTACCCTTTCAAGACCCGGGTGCGAATCCGTGTCTAGGCAGCGTACTGACAGACGTGATAGCTTAGCAGCTAGCACTGAAAGCCCCTCGCGGTTTACCGTGAGAGGGACTGCCTGCCAGTAGGGGAATCGGAAGACTCCCCATCCTCTTCCTCTCACGAGGGAGGGACAAGCTTCGTCGAAGCTTTGCTGGAAGCCGGTATCGTCGCCCCAATTAAAGGGGACGGTGTACCGATACTTCGGGCGTACGCTACAGTAAATACTACCAAGAATAGGGCCGTACAAAAAAGTACGATAAGGGCGATCGACATTGCGATCGCTTGCCCGACACTGGTTGTATAGGAGGTAGTAGTCTTGGACATCCTCCAGCTCCTTTCTGATGAAGAAAGGGCGTACGTCGTAACCTAGAAAGAAATCTCGACCGCAACTTTCATAAAAGTACCCCGACACAAAGCTTTTGGCTTTATTGACAGAGAAACCGCAGAAAGCCAGCAACGGAATTAGATCCTTTGCCGTCTCTTGGTGCACGATGATATCATCACCATACACGAGAACCTCGTTAGAGGTTTCACGCAGTTCTTCCACAGCTTTTGACAAACCGTAGAAAAGGAGACTTTCTAATTCAAATGTGAAACCGTTGCCCATCGATGAGAACTTTTGGTTCTTCACGGCAGGCTTACCCTTGATCTCGCTGAAATTACAGCGAAGGGAGTTTAACACAAAGAACCAGTCGTCAGGCAGCAGATCCCTCACCAGTTCAGTTGATACGGTGTCGCTAGCATTGGATAAATCCAGTGTCGCGTATCCGTTATTCACTGAGGCTAAGAAGGCGCCTGCTTGGTTAGGCCCTTGACTGTCTAGATTGATACCCACGCGTTTTAATCTGTGCCGTATCACGGTACCCACCCCCTTTTGAAGGTAGATATTCATTAGCGGCTCAATACCGATCGCTCGGTACGTCTTTGCATTTTTTGGTACAAAGGAAACAGATACAGCATCATCAATTACCAAACCTAGGTAACTGCACGGTCCGACAGGAGAAACCCCTGTGAGACTTTCATACCATACGGGTGTCATACCGATGGCAAGTGCTGCGATAGCGGAGGCTTGAGGCGAAACCGCGGGTTGACCCGCATATTTTCTTGAGAGATCGACACGTCGACCTTTAGTCTGCCGGGTTACCCCGGGACCGAAGTCGAAATGTCGTGCAGCTTCCGACCACTTAAACCGACCAAGAATCCTAGCTATAATTTTACGCGCCCGGTGCAAATGCTCCGAATGCGGACCGTAGTTGGGATGGCGGTAGCCACCCTTTTCAGGGTCATAGTAGAACCTCAATCGATCGTTTGTGGAAAGGTTACTCCTCTCTGCATCCCCCCATTTTTGGAAGGCGACCTGCTCCTTATCGATCCCGATCTCACGATCGAGTTTCGAGAGCAAACTAGTAGCTTGATAGTCTTTTCGAAATTTCTCGGCGAGATTTCTCTCGGCCGTTTCGCGGACAAGCGGATGCATGTCCTTAACAATCATCAAACAGTAGTCGGTCGGATCCGTAGACGTTGCTTCAATCAGGTGCCTAATCTCTCCGTATTTTAAGCGGAGATAGCACCCTAAGGACACAGGTGTGTCCAGCAATTCAAAGATCCGTAATGCAGCCTCGTCCGTCGTAAGACGGCGTCGACCTGAAAAGACACGACGATGTGACATGATAACGTACTCCGGTTACACTTGAACGCCCAAGCAAATGGGTTACGAGATTTGTTCGTTGTCCTTGAACAACGCGAGAATGACGGCGTTGGAGAAAGCGGAAACCATGCGTGCATGGAGTTCCCACTTCTCTTCCTTCGTCCCTTGCGTTGGCATCAGGGCTTCGAGCTTTGCCTCGTTCGTGTAAGCCACCTTTGGCTTCGCGGTATAACCGCTGCCGGAGCTCGTAGACAGTGTCTCGAGGGTTGGAAGAACCAATCGGACATTGACTCGCTGCATGGGAACGTTCCCAAGTGCGGGTTTCGACATGACCGTGAGGTCACTGTAGCCAAGCGGCGACGTAGCTGTCCGTTCCTGCCACACGCTCACCAAAAAACCATTATCGTTACGCTACAAAGCGTAAACAAGGTTATAGGTGACAGTTGCAGTGGCGGCGCCATTAGCCGTGCCACGGGTCGAAACCGTAAGAGCATTTTGCTGAGACATAGTTTATAAA